CTTGCAAACACATGGCATTTTTTTAAGTTTCATCGCTGGTGGCCCCTGCGGTGGGTGCGTTGACCTCTAAGGTGTGCATCCGCATGACGAAGCTGTAATCCTCTATTTTGTAGTCTTTTGTACCATTTTCAACGCTGTAATGCCGATAGATGCCTTTGTGCTCTAGCGCTGTTTTGTGGCTGTGGTGCTCTATGCACAGGGATTGAAAGATGTTTCTAAAGAACGCTTCTCTGTTTATGCTTGACCATGAGAATAAGTGATCGACATGGTTGGCCATACTTATGCGACCCTCAGACTTGCAGGCTTGGCATAAAGGTTGCCTACTCAAGTGCGCTGCCCGAAATCTTTTCCAGAACGGTTGGCTGTACATTGAGTTGAACTCCCTGCGCTCATCGGATGTTTTTGCCTTGTAAACATCTTTTCCACCGTGTTCGATGCAGTGCGAGCTTATCTTTGCTCTTTGGTTATTGCATCCAAGTGTTAGGCATTTGTCTTGTCTTGGGACTGTTGGCATCACTCATGCTCTGTTATGTGTTGTGGGTTGTCGTCAATCCAAATGTCTACTTTTACATTATTCTGTTTGCACCATTCTTGTTTACCTTCTCCGTTTGTGATGTAGACATTCTTTTTCCCGATCACTTTGCCGATGGTGTCGTAGATTTCCTGTTTGTCACCTTTGTGGTTTCTACTGATGCAGATCACTTCGTCCTTACGTAACCAAAAAAGATTGATGATGCAATCCCACAGCTTTGGGTCTGCTTCGTAGGTGTCGTGATAGTCGATGGCGATGACCAAACCCTTTTCACGCTTTTCGTTGATGTTTTCGTTTATTGCGTTTAAGGCTCGGACATGGCTAACAAATGGGCCATTTTTGCCGTTGTACCAACCATCTGGCTTCTTAGTAATCATTTAATAATCCTTTGGGTTTCCGTCTAATGTGTGACCAAATAATGCGATCTGGGCTAATTCCATGCGCTGAACAAAGGTTTTTTTGCTCAAGCGCTTGCGTAATTGTGACTTGTAACTGAGATAAAGCAATTGGAAATACATCGCTCCCTCAAAGTCCCAATTGTCTACACAATCCCACATCTTAAACAGACTGAAATAAACTTGCTCCTCAAAGAGCATCAATTGAAGTGTCTTTTTCATGGTAACGGTACGTCTTTAGGCCATAAACCTAAGCCAACCAATTTGATGACTGTTTTCAAGTGCGCTTCAAACCATAACTCTTGGCGTTGTTTCTTGGTCAGGGTTTTCCCTTGGTCTATTTCTGCGTGACATGTAAAACAAAGAGAAGCGATATGGTTGTCATCACACTTAATTGATCTTCCCTTGCCTGCACCCCAATTTGAGTGAGCAGCCACCACCGTCCCGTCATCAGCACCACAATGTTGGCAGGGCAATTCCCTGGCGTTTCTAAGTAGCTCCTGACTGCGGATGTATTGGTGCTTTGGGAATTTCATATTTCAACCACATCTTTTTTGGCGATCAGATGGTTTTTGGTCTTTTGTATCATCCGTTCATATTCTGTTTCGCCTATCATTTTCTTTGTGTTAAACAGATCGGCATATTGTGGGTATTTAGCCTTCCATAATCTTGCGTAAAAGGCGATGTAATCATTTGATATTTTAAACTCTCCGGTGGTTTCCATATAGACCTCCCACCGAATCCTATTTATGATTAACCAATGGCTAACCTTTTTACGTCTCATTTTGACAATTTCTAATGAGAATCTTTCAAAGTATTCCCACACTTTAGGGTTTTCTTTGTGCCATTCCCACCATGCTTGTTTCTTTTCTTCATATGTCATTTAAGGCTTTCAATTCATCGTCAGTTAATGGATAAACACCTTTATATAAACCGAGTTTTACATCATGCAGTTTTTGTAAAGCAGCATTTACCGCCATTTTGCGGACGTTTGATTCAAGCTCCAAACGGTTAAATTCCTCGTTTTCCTCAGGTGTTAAGTCCTCAATCATGGTTTTTGCTCCTTAATTTGGCTTCAATGGCTCGGGCAAAAGTCATGTCTGTCCAAGGGCCAGTCCAATCGCGCTTGTACCGTAAACTATTTACTTCCTCATCCGTCAGCCCTACAAACTCACGCTTACGCAAAGCCCTCAAGATATGAGGCATAGCAGGGTTAAAGTTAAAGTTACCTTCTTCAATCATGCGGTCAGCATCGGGATGCCAAATAAACTGACCGTCCGGTGTGACGCGCAGCACTTCGTTGTCCATCAGCTTGACTTCTAAAGGGTAGGTCTCGTCTGGTTTGTTGATACCTAAGCTCATGTGTTCTTCTCCTTGTTAGGCCATTCAGCCCAGAACAACGGCTTGCCAATCAAATGTTCTTTCTTTATCACCATCGTGACAAACTCAAGTGGTGATACTTGCACAGGCTCTTGCTCTGGCTGTGCTGCAACTGGCCCGGCTTTCTCCAGCGGCCCAATATCTTTCTCGTACTTGGCAATCCACATTTCACTGCGGCGCTTTTCCTTCTCATACATATCTTTCCAGTCGATCTCCTGCACAGGTGCTGCGGGATGGGAATCGAACCCACCACACTCTGCTTTCGCAGGCTCTACCTTTGGAGCTACCGCAGCGTTTAAATACACGGGGATGTTGCAGTCGTCGTCTTGCTTTGTGCCATAGGCAGTCCAGCATTTGCCACGTTGCAACGCCTCAAGACCTTCGGGATACAGCCACGCCACAGGCTCCTGCACAAATGCTGGCTGTGCCAAGGCTTCTTTGATGGCGGTGATAGTAATTCTGGCGTTATCTTTAAGAGACCAAATCTTTGAGTAACTTGGTTCGCATTTTTCAAGCGTTTCCAACGCCTCCAGCGCCAACTTCAATGCTTCGTCTTTAGTCATGCTTGTTCTCCTGCAAATTCTTTTAAACATTTCCGACAAACAATTAGTCCGCGCAACGCACATCGATAATTACAATGTTCACAAATCATCGGTCTTCTCCATCAAAGTTTTCAATGTGTTCTTGCAGTTCAACAATGCGGGCTGTTTGGCGCTCCAGCATTGCGTCTTGATTGGCAATTTCTTTTTTCAATCTTTCATTTTCTTCACGCAATTGGCGCAATTGAAAAAGCAAATCACTTTCTTGGCTCCATGCAACAATGGTTGGGTCGCTCATTTTGTCTCCTTCTGTGGAAAAGTTTGTGTAATAAAGCGCACAGCAGTGTCGCCATCTTTAAGTAACACCGTTATCGTTGCGGCTTGTAAATCACTGCCATATATCAGCATCAGTGCTTCCATGAGTCTTTGCGTTTCGTTGTTCATGTCTTACTTCTTTATGCCGTGGGCGGCTTCGGTTTTACGAATTAACTCAACTGCTGCGTCTGCATACTCCTCCATGCGATAGTCTTGTTCAACTAACGCAAACGCCTCCTCATCCGTCAGCGGCTTGCGCTGTGGTGGGGGGGCTTTGACAGGCGTTACCCACATTGATGCAACATTCCCCGACGATGGGTCTTGGTCATACACCCAAGGCAGTTCCGCATCTCGGACATTTGGAATGGCGTGTCGAGGGGGTGTTGGCTTGTAGATTTTGAATGCCACAGGCTCACCCTGCTCCTGCTTCTCTGCTTGCTCTATGGCGGTGCGGAGGGCGGTGATGGCATCCATTGATTCTTTAATCTCAGGATTTTGATTAAGCGGGGGCATCATCACATCATTTTTATAACGCACTCCATACCATTTAACAATTTCTTCCAACGCCTCTAATGCTTGTTTCATTGCTTTAATCATGTCGTTTTTCCTCCACTTTATCGACATGTTCTTGTGATGTGTCGTTGCCATCGACATGTCCAAAATGTTGTTTGATTAATTTTGCGGGTTCGTGAGGTTCGTAATAACCTATATTTGGCTCGGCTCTTTTGTCAAACGCATCACATATTTCTTTCACAATTAACTCGGCGAACTTTTCAAGTTTAGTAGGTGTTCCTCCGGGGTTGTATGTGGGTAAGCCTGCTTTTGTGGCAAGTTCTTTAATTCGTTCGTTCATTCTGTTTTTCCTGTTTTAGTCATATAACACCTCTCATTTCCCAACCAAGTAAAAAGTATTTCCAGCGTGTTTGGATAGCTGGAACAACATATTTGCCGGTTTTGGTTTGTGAAAAGTCTGTATGACCATTTGTTTTCATAATGGCTTCAAACGTTTTTTGTGCTGTCATTTTTTATTCCATTCACGGCAAAATGCCTTTTGTTTTGTAGATAAATCAGGGCTAAATGTGATTGAACATTCAGGGTGATTATGGAAATATTGATTTGCAGGCGGGGCAAATAATATAAATATGCTGATTAAATTAGTAATCATGCCGATAATCAGGATATGGACTAGACTAGTCATCTTGCCTATCCAGTTTGTGATCGGCAAAAGCCTCTAGTTCGTAAAGGACATCTTCGCTCAAAAGGTTAAAGACATCCACGCCTTTATAGATCACTTTGGTGATTTCGCTGGAAAACACCCCGTAATCGTCATACATGTAATCAAGATGCACCGTCACATCTTCGCTTTCCACCGTTGCGTGGGTCACAAATGTTGGCATTACTAGCTCCTTAAAAGACCTCGGGATTGAGGCATGGACTAAGTGTATAGCAAGCTAGACGGATTAGTCAACACTTTTGAAAATAATTTCTTTTTCAGCGCCCCAGGCTTCCAAGAACGTGATGAACTCCATCGCTTGCTCCTTCGTGAAATTGCGGGTTTGTAGCCCCAACTGGACTATTCCTGATCCATCCAAGGACGGGATGATTTTGCCACCTTGTAGCCCTGTTTCCTTGGCGAATAGGTCTACCAGAAGCCGTTTCCAATCCTCTGCTGACCACTTAGCTCCCAGGTGTTGCGCTTGGGTAGCTATTTCCCCAATCATTGCGTGATATTTTTCCTCTTGGTCACGGCTTTTGCTTTGCGGTTTGATCTCTAACTGCAGCAGTTTTCCAGCTCGCAAATTGTCTTTGACCTTGGGCCATATTTTGTCCATCAGCGCTTTGGCTTGCTCTGGGGTTTGGAGATGGAAAATCATTTGATAACCCCAATCATGCGTAAAGCGGCGTCAACGTCATTAACTCTCGCCAATGTACTCCCAGACCAATTCTTAAAAAAATCCTCTTGTAGCCCCGTTAAACGCGCTTTAGAGCCATTTTTAACCTCAACCAAGAAAGTGTGATTCCGAAAGCCAACAAGCAGATCAACTGGCAAGCCAATAATCCAGACATACGCACCGGCTTTTCGTAGCGCTTCCACGATCTTGGTTTGGTTTTCGTCAATCCTAGCGGCTCGCCTCATGCTTTACCTCTTGCTCGGATGGCATCGGCTAACTGAGAAGCGGCCATTTCTTTACCAAGAAGGTAATCTTGATGTGCGCCTCGTACTTGCGCTGGCACTTCAAAATAATCACACACTTTTGCACACGCCTCACGTTCCTCTGCAACTGCTCGCCTTGCAATGTCTACCGCATGAACTGCAAACTCTTCACGCTCTTTAGCAATGAATTTCTCTTCTACAAGTTTGGCAAAGCGTTTAAGTGCTTTTGGATGCGTTGCTAAACAACTTGGTAAATTTGCCTGTCTAGCCATCTCAATGATTTGTTCGTCAGTCATTTGATTCCTTTAAAGAGTTCATCCGATCTCGTAAATCTTGCGCCGCTTGCTTGCCTCGTTTTTTCTCGATGTCCTCTAGCGTTTCTTGCCACCAGTTAAAAGCCTCAAGTTTGCCTTCCTCCATCGCTTTCTTTTTGTAGCGGCGTATCCATTCTTTCGCTTCCGCTTGGTTCATAGTCTCCCGTAAGCTCAAGCGCTCTTGTGACGACAAATTCGCTAAATTCCCACCCTTCTCGGGTGCGGTCAAGGATTCTGTTGGCTTGTTCATAATTCATAGTTAAATCAAAGTCATTTGGACTGCTTGGTTTTTGATCTTGTTTTGAAACTTTATGGCTTCTCGCCAATCGTTACCGTTTTTTTTTCCATACGGGCGGCAAACGACCATGCCATGCTGTCAGCAGATTCCAGGTTATCCCTTACTTCTTGCCAAGAAAGCGCTGTTGTTTTGATGCCAAAACCATGCAAACGCAAATCAGGCCGTTCTTTTTTGATGGCTTTCAAGACTTGGACAATTGAACTGGGTGAAGCATTACGCTTGCAGACACTGCCAACACCAACATAAGCGCCTTGTTTTAATCTATCGCCATACATCCGCACATGGTCAACGTAACTCTGTGGGGTATAACCTTGAAGCACCGGAAGGATGTAAACGCCAGTGTCTTCAGCAATCAATGCGTCATAACGCTTTAGCGTCAAAAACTGATGCTGCCGGACGTTCATGCCTGTTTTGGCAAGCATCTGATCCTCGCACATATAGTCTTGGGAAACGGCGGCTATCAAATTGCCATTGTTCTTCCATTTACGGATTTGATCCGCATAAACGCTAACTGGCTCTGGGTAGCATCCATATTTTGAAATGGTTGTAAAAGCCCCACTGTCCATAATCCAGTCTTTAACCGGAAAAGGTGACTTCCTTTTAGCAATCACATTGACGGATATAAAAGCGTTATCCACCTTATCGGCTTTGCTTGGGATGTGCATTCCTACATAAAATTTCATGCTTTTCCCCATTGCTTTTTTAATTCAGCAAGTTTTTGCAAGGCTTCAAACTTTGCTTTTTCGGTAGCCATGCGTTCATGCAAAGTTGGTTGGCGCTCAATTCTTTGAATTGGCTTGACAGGAATGTGCGGCCCTGCATTGCAGTAATCACGAAACTTGATGGCGCTCGGTGGAAAGTCTGGTGAACAATGCTTTACAGCGTAATCAAGGCTTGGCTTGTATGTCAAAAACCTTCCAAGCTGGTCAGCCCATACTTTACGGACAACATCATGATTCATGCCCTCAAAGTGCCTGTTAAACGCTGCGCCATAGATCGCACCAAGAACGGCAAAGGTGTAATCCAAACCATCCTCAACCGAACAAAAATCAGATTCCGAGTAATTTGACATTTGAGCCACCTCCGATAAGACCTCTGGTTAACCCTGACATCACCGTTTGATTGGTTTGACCTGTCTTGCTAAGATTTTTGTCAGCAACCCAATCAGCTTTAAATCCAGTCCAACCTCTTGCGACACATTCAGCAATTGCTTTTTCAATAGACCAACCAGCTTTGTCGGCTTCTCTTTTTATGCCAGCAAGCGCTGTTACGGTCATTGGTGCTTTTTTGACTTTTCGTAAAGCAAGAAAGTCAGACCAAATTTGCTCATCAACATTGAAAGGACAAACAGCGATAGCTGTCTTTGTCTCTGTCTTTGTCTCTGTCTTTGTCTCTACCTCTGTCTCTGTCTCTGTCTCTGTCTCTGGGATAGCAACTTGCTTGCTTTCTGCTAGCACTCCGCTAGCAACAATAAAAAATCCTTTATCAATCAATGGTTTAAGACCATCTTCGTATTCTTTAGGTGAAATATGCAAGCGAAATACAAGCTCATCTAGTGAGCCATCAAATTGCCCGTCTTTTGTCTCGCTTGCTAGCAACCAAAGCAAAGGTGCAAGCGCCTTGCTAGCAAGTGGCAAGCACATATAAACACGATCATTGAGTAAGTCTCTGTGGAGTTTTATCCACGGTGGGCAACGGTCTTTGTAATGTTGAAAGACCGCCCAATTTTTGGGCTGTAAAAGCATAAATTTTCCGTTCACTGTCCTTCGCTGAAAGAAACAATCGGCAGGCGGGAAGGCTCGCTTTTCGGTTGGGAGATCAAGCCCAACCTAGCCGTGTTTCAAAAATTATACCTAATTTTTCGGTACTCGCCTCATTGCTTTTGGGTTTGGTTTTTCACCCTTAAACCACCCAGGTCTTAATACTTTTAGTTGCCAAATCCTTGATTGCGGGATAACTTGCCATAGCCAAACTGCGCCTCTACTAATGCCTAGTAGCTTGGCTAACTTGGCTTGTGAGCCTGCTAATTCGATTGCTTGGTCTTTGGTTAACATCCAAGAAGTATAGCCTGTTAGACAAATAAACAACAAATACCCTAGTTATTTATGGGGTCTTGACAATTTAGTCTAGATAGCTATACAATCCACTCATGCCCCACGCAATTCCGCAGGGGTCTTTTAAGAAAGTAAGTTATGACAAACCATCAAAAACGCAAATTGCAACAGATCACAACACGTCTGTCCCGTGATGATGAAAATATGGATTTCAGCATCATGGAAGCTGCTGGAGGAATTTTGGTTTTTCAAGCATCCAATGCTTCTGGCCCTTGGTACGCATCTTATAAAAGCCTGACCGCATACATCGGCAAATTGGGCGGCGTCAAAATTTTTGATGCAAAAAACCTTTCAATTTAAACCAATGAAACTTTGGCCTCCAGAAAGACAAATTATGAAAGATCAAATCTTAGACTGTTTAGCAGCAATTGCCATTGGCGCAGTGTTTGCCATCTTGTTGGCTTGGAGGGGATGAAATGAACTCGTTAACCCTTCACCAAGTTAAAACCATTGAGGTTAAAGAAATCAGAGATGGGACAAGTTACAAAGTTCGTTACATCGTCATCACTGACAAGGACGGCAATGAATTTACTGTTCAGTGCTTCAGTACAGATAGCGAACTAAAGGTGATTTCATGAACACATCAATCCTTAAACGTGCTCGGGAACTTTGGGCAATAAATGATGTTCCGCGGGACATAGCCCGTCACAACATCCGCGCTTGGGTGCGGTCTGTTCGCCAGTTAGGTTACAAACACATTTTGGCAATCAAAGTAACAAAGAAAGACGAATTATGAAAAACATTGCAACAGCCTTGGTCAAAGCTCAAAAAGCCTTTGGCCCTGCTTTAAAGACCGCTACAAACCCTCATTTCCGTTCACGCTACGCTGACTTGTCCGCTTGCGTTGAGGCTGTTATAAACGGTTTAAACGACAATGGCATCGCTCTTGTCCAGCAGTGCTCGGAATCGGATACTGGTGTAGTCGTAGAGACTGTGTTTATCCACGAATCCGGTGAGACTTTATCTTGCGGAAAACTCCACGTTCCCGCTGTTAAGCATGACCCCCAGGGTTACGGATCGGCACTTACATATGCTAGGCGCTATTCCCTGATGGCTGCTTGCGGTATTGCCCCAGAGGATGATGACGGAAACGCTGCTAGCCGTAAGACTGAAGTTAAGAAGTCTGAAGTTGACGAATCAGTGATGGCTGACCATCTGGCGGCAATCGAGGCGACCACGACTGAAGAAGACTTAAAGAAGGCTTACGTCAAAGCCTACGCATACGCTAACGGAGAACCTGCTTGGCAAAAACGCGTCATCGCAGTTAAGGACAAAATGAAAGGGAAACTGTAATGGAACAAAGATCACCAGAATGGTTTGCTGCCAGGTGTGGAAAGGTCACAGCTTCCCGAGTAGCTGATATTGTCGCTAAGACTAAATCCGGTTACAGCACAAGCCGAGACAACTACATGGCTCAATTGGTCTGCGAGAGAATGACTGGAGTACCTGCAGAGACTTACACAAATACAGCTATGCAGTGGGGGACGGATACAGAACCTCTTGCCAGGGCGGCGTATGAAGCCAAAATGGACGTTTTAGTGGACGAGACAGGGTTTGTTATCCATCCATCTATTACCGAGGCTGGCGCGTCTCCTGATGGGCTTGTAGGGCTATTTGGGCTTATAGAAATAAAGTGCCCCAACACATCGACTCACATTGAGACACTACTGTCCGACAAAGTGCCATCCAAATACATCACCCAAATGATGTGGCAAATGGCATGTACTAATCGGCAGTGGTGTGATTTTGTGAGTTACGACCCTAGAATGCCTGAAGGTCTAAAACTCTTTATCAAGCGAGTTGACTATCACGACTCAATTGTTAAGGGTTTGGAATCTGAAGTAAGAGAGTTTCTGGAAGAACTGGAAACGAAAATTGTGAAACTAAACGAAAGACGTTATGGCTAAAGTACTAAAAGAAGTGTCCGTTATTACGGGAAAATACACTAATGCCCAAGGGCAAGAAAAGAACCGATACACTCGAATAGGGTCAGTGATTGACACAAAAAACGGGGAAATGCTCAAGATCGACAACATGCCAGTGATGGAAGGTGGTTGGTCTGGATGGGCATATCTCAATGAGCCAAGAGAAAAAGAAGCAAAAGACTTTGAGTTTTGATTAATGGGGGAAAGCGGATGCTGGTTACTTGTTCTAGACAGGGCACATAAAGAGACACCGGACGCAGCAAGTACCCCACCTATTTTTTTAACTAAGGAGCATTAAATGCCTAAAACTATCTCTCTTTCAACCGAACTTGTAAATGCTGTGCTTCAGTATTTAGGTACCCGTCCGTTTCAGGAGGTTAACCAACTAATCAACGGTATCCAGTCCGAGGCAAGCCCACAAGTCCAACCCGCAGAAGCGGAAACTGTGCAATGAGTTATGCCGACCTTGAGCTAAAGGTCATCAGGTGGGGGGAGGCTCGGGGCATTGTCCAGAACTCTACCCCATCTGCACAAGCAAAGAAAACTTTAGAAGAACTTGATGAACTTTACGCTGCTATTCGAGAAAACAACCGTGAGGAAATGATCGATGCTTATGGGGACATCCTGGTGACTTTAATCATGGGATGTGCTTGCGCCGATCTAAACCTTGTGGATTGTTTAGAACATGCGTTTAATCAAATCAAAGACCGCAAAGGATTTTTAGGCGCAGACGGTATATTCGTAAAATCAGCTTAACGCTCTAAGCGCGTCATTGGTGCGTTTGATCCGGTCATCTAAGCCGATTAAACCGCCGTTGATGCGCTTAGTTATTAGCTCGTGATTTTGTTGGTCAGCAAGCGGGTTTAAACCGTGTGTAGCCCAAAAAAATCCAGCGGTAAGGGCAGCGTATTGGGGGTTTGCCACTAGGTCAGGATTCATCACAAAGTCCACGCCTAATGCTTGACCAGCGTGATAATAACTAGCGTGTCCGGTTGTTTGGATGCAACCCCTGCCTCGAAAGCGATACCCATCACCACTAGACTCGTCCCGATTGCCCATGCGGTTAGCGTAAACAGAATTTGCAATTTTCTTGGGATTCCCTGCATATTGGTTTGCTATATCTAAAGTTGGGAATCGCTTGGGCCATAACCTCATCAGGGTTGCCGCTTTGTAGTTTAGGTTTTCCTCCAACACTCGGAAGTTACCGCACTCATGCGAACATTGCCCGATAAACGCTGCTTGTTGATTCAGCGTGTTAATGCCAAACCTTTGGAAAGTCTCGTTTAGCGCATCAACCCACTGAGCGCCGATGCCGATCTTGGCTAATTGGTCACTTGTTACCATTCAATTCACTCCTTACTTGCTCGTAGGCTGTGATACAGGCGTTGAGTTGGTTAATGGCTTTGTCTCCTTCGGCAACGATGGCAGCAATAGCTGCGAGAGTCTGTCTGTCAGATTCGCTTGCATCGGTTGTATCTGCGGGGGTAGCGGAGGGATTTGCGGGGGCTTGTACGCAACTTGAGGTGGGGAGCCGCAAGCGGCCAGCACGGATAGCACGGTCAAGGGCAGTAGATTTTTCAGCAAGGACATTGTTGGTTTCCTCCAGCTTGGTGGCGTTGTCGTTTAACTTGGTGGTCATCGTCCGTTCGATTTCACGGGCTTCATCGTTTTTCTTGGCGATTTCCACTTGCATTTCCATATCACGTTCAACCCAACCCTTATGATGCCCTGTGAAATAGATTGCAAGCGCCGCCAAGACCGCGCCGAGGATTAGGTAGGGTGAAGGTATGCCGAACATTATTCAGCCTCTTTACGGGCTAATGCAAGGGCTACACGGTCTTCATCGGGTTCTAAATGATTAGGTGGTGTAGTCGGGGGTGGTGGAGGTGTCCAAGTCTCATCCAGGGCAGGGTTTTGGAAGTTCATCCAGTTCATGTTTCCAAGCGGTTGCGCCCCAAATGAGTTTACAGTTGGCGCAATTGAGTTTACAACCGGAGGATTAGCAGGCGGGGTTGCCAAAGCATTGGCAGCGGCTCCGACAGCACGCTTACTCATTACGCCACCAATGCCGCCAACGACCAATAGCACAATGTCGTTGAGCATCTTGGTATACGCCATATCAATTGGAGCCATTGACTTGATTGGCTGAGTCACAAACGTCACCGAATACAAGAGCGCAATCACAATGATGAACAGAATCATGGTCACCGCTATAACCACGATGCCCCAGATTCTTACTTCCAATTCTTCAACGGTTAGTTTCTGCTGGTTTATCAATTTGTTTCTCCAGAATCGGCGCAACAAGATATTCGGGGCACTGCTGAGTAAATAAGCATTTAGGCTTTTGGCATTGTGCGTCTGTAAAGTGGTCAGGGTCTTGACAAGTGTACCGATAACGATCTTGGCATCCCGCCAATAGACCTAGAAGTAAAGCAAAACCGCAAAAAGCATATTTCATATCAGTCCTAAAAAGGCAGTTTTGACAATGCGGCATCCATTACTCTTGCCGCCAATGGCTCGGGTAGCGACTTTACGAAATCAAGAAACCACCACGCAAAGGCAACATAGCAGGCTACTTTGAACCATTTCTTGAAGCCTTCGACAACTTCTTTCATCAGTGGCATCCGTATTTGTTACAGTGCAGATAAAAGTAGATTCCACCCCAAACCACTAAGCCAAAGATAATCAAAGACAAGATGCTGATGACAGCAAAGTCAATCGCCTCGCGTAACTCTTTCTTGCGTTTAGCCTCAGCCGCTTTAGCCCTGGCGATCTCTTTAGCCGCCTCAGCCTCCATTGCCGCCGCACGTTTTTTGATGTTCATCCAGACATCCATTTTCCCTGATGAGAAAAATAGATTCTTTAGCGATTCCTCGAACTCACGGGCTTGCTCAAGAGCCATCTCTAATTCGAGAGCCTTACCCATTGCAGAGCCTTTAAACCCTCCGGTCTTGGCAGTGGCTACACAATGAATAGCGTTGACCTTAGCGTCAAAGTACTTACCAAGTACAGGACCAAGGCTACCTAAGTCGGAAGCAGTTTGTGATGCCTTTTTGACCAGCTTGATCGCAGACTGGACAGCATCTAGCGCGGCAAACGGGTCAATAGGTATCATGGCTTATCGGCTTTACCGTCCAGTTTGTCAAAGATTTGTTTCAAGATTTGTTTAATCTCGGCAATGTCGTTACGGTAATCATCTTTTATGACATAAGCGTGAGGCATGTCGTTAATTTTGTCTTCAAGTTTTTGTAACTTTGCGGTGATCGAGTTAAAGACGTAGACAGCTAAAAAACCGCCTACGCTTACCACGATATTAAATAGCTGTTGGTTATCCATCATGCAGCCCAAGGCGTACCAGTAGCAGTCACTGGATTCTTTAATAACGCAATCTTTTGTGCCACGGCAGTTTCAGTTGCCTCTTTACTGACCCCATTTGCCCAACACCAATTCAGCACATCTTGTTCAGATACGCTGTTGTAGGGGATAGCAGGCGTAGCAGGGGCAAAGCTGCAAGTGGAATACACACTGTCGGAATAAGTGCCGTCAGTGCCAGCGCAAACCCAGTGAGCACAAAAGATAAATCCTGTTGCAATGTCGTAGTTTGTGGTCGGCACAGTCCAGTTATATGTGATTGACATGATATTTCCTTTTAAAGTTAAGCGATGCCTGCGGCTGCAAGGCGTTTACGAAGGTCTTGGATTTCTTTGACAAGCATGGGAACAAGTTTGGAGTAGTCCACAGCCATCATTTCTTCGGGGTCTGCGGGTTGGTGTACAGCCTCTGGAGCAACAGTTACCAACTCTTGTGCAATAAAACCGGCGCGTTGATGGGTATGGTCTGCCTTCCAATCGTAGCTGCGAACTTGAATGGAATCAATTACGTCACCAAACTCAGGCGCATCAACAATGTTTTCCTTTAGGCGCTGGTCTGATGTGGTGTTGTAAGCAGTTGCTGAGGCTGTAACGGTAATAGTTCCAACCGTACTGTTTGCTTGCCCAAATCTCAAGGCCTCGCCTGTGCCACTCTGGCGGTTAAAGTACCCAAGGTAGGCTGTAGATGTTGCAGACGTATTGGTCGCAACAATTGCCGTAGGTTGTAGACGCACACCGGGGTTGTAAGCCAGCGTATCCGTGCATCCCACCAGAAAGTTACCGCCGGAGTCTATACGGGCACGTTCTGTTGGTGTGCCTTGATATGCTGTAGCAAACGCAAGCATTGAGTATGTATCGCCAAGCGCATCAATCCCAAAACGGACTTGTGAACCATTGTTGGTGTTTGTAGTGTCGTATTGCGAGCCAATCGCTACATAAGCATTTGCAGTGTTTTGCAAACTATAAAGTGCAATACCTGTCCCAGTAGTCCCGCTGGTACGCAAACCCATTCTTGGTGTAACGCTGTTCAGATTGCCGCTTGTAGTTCCAACGTACAAATTCCCACTGGTATCTATACGGGCACGTTCTGAGTTGCCTGTGTAAAAACCAATGGGGTAGCTGTTAACTGTACCAATTTTTGCGTTTGAAATGTTGTTGTCTAAACCAAAAATTATGGTATTTGTGCCGTCACTTGCTTCATAAAAATTGTAAACACTAGAACCACGATTAAGATAAACACCACCGCCGTAACCACCAATCGCCCCAGAGCCAATGCTCAGTGTCGTTCCGGGAGATGTATTTCCAATACCCAACCGCCCACTGTTATCCAGCGTCATTGCGCTGGTAAAAGAAATGACATCACCCGCTGTGCCGGAGGGGGCGGTGTACCAAGCGTGTGTGCCACCTTGTTGTTGATAAGCCGTTGTCCAATTTGAATTTGCATAACGCCAATTGGTATTGTCGTTGTAAGCGTTAGCGGTCAACCACATTCCACCAGCGCCATACGACAATGAACTAAATAAACCAACCTGTGATGCCTTCCAACTACTTCCCCAAGCACTAGGAGTAACACCCAGTCCAAGGTTGCCGGAGGTGTCGATAGTTGCACGCACATCGCCAGCCCCTGCATTGCTGCTTAATCCAACAAACTGGATTGCTCCCGGGGTTGTGGTGTTAGGGCCATACGAAATCAATCGGGTAGTAGAACCAGCAACATAATCCAAAACAGATGTGTTTGCAGAAACTGCACCGTCAGAACCAGTTGTGCGAATAGTGCTTGATGCACGAATTGCACCACTAACATCCAACTTATAAGCAGGCGAACTTGTCCCAATACCCAGACCTGTGCTGGTTAGGCGCATTTGTTCGGAGCCGTTTTGCAGAAAAGCTGTGTATCCAGAAACGCTCGGCAAAAAAGTTAATGCTGTTTGTGCATTAGTTACATCGTAAAGATTAAACTGACCTGCCGCCTGAATTCCTGTGCCAAGACGCCAAGTTGTAGTTCCGTCAGCAAATTGTGCGTAAATACTTCCGCCAGCCGCATTAAATTGAGCAGTTTTGCTAGAAATGGTTGTTGAGATTGAACCTGTGGCGGCTAAATTTGTCCCATCAAACGTCAGCGCAGAACCAGTAGTAAGCGCACTGGTAGACGATGCGTAGACAACACCGTTAGCTGTGAATGAGGTTAAGCCTGTACCGCCGTTGGTGGTGGCAAGAGTTCCCGTCACACCCGTGGATAAAGGCAGTCCAGTGGCGTTTGTCAGGGTTACTGAGGTCGGAGTAC